GGAGTATTAAATACTGGTTGACCATACTCATCAATAAATCCTTCATAATTCCACTCCATTGGTATAAATAAAGAATATAAACCTGATTTAGTTTGTCCGTTACGATTACGCTTTGTTACATCAGAATTATTATATAAATCTTTAAAATTATCACCACCTTTATCAAGCGAGTTGCTAGTACTACCCATCATACACTTACCAACTATTCTACTACCTAGTCTCAAGCAAGTTTTTGTAACTCTCCAGTTGTTTCTTATATTATCAGGTCTTTCCCACTTCCCGCTTTCATCGTGAACTAGCAAGTTTAATTTTTCACCGTCATAACTATTGTCACCCGTGTTCTTCCAGTCTATCGTCGTGTCTAGTCCTTCAACATCATCCATTTCCTCACGCTCACGTATTTTTCTACGAGTAAACTTCTTAGCTGGAACTCTATAAGCAAGTTCGGACTTTGGTCGGTCCATACCATCTTGTATCGGTTTAAAGAAAAATGGATAGTTGAGACTTATTGGTACAACTTTATCTGTAAACATTTTCTTTGCATCAGCACCAGTTTTAGATAATATACCAAATCTACTATCACTAGCCAAAGTGGCTAAGTTAACTGTTTCAGCTGAACTCATAAATGAAAAACCAGAACGTCTATTTTTTAAGTAACACATTCCGTAACTTCTTTTATCTGCTTTACAAGCTTCCCAAAATATAAAGAATAATCTATTTGCTTCTCTATAATCTGGAGCACCTACGTCTATTTTACTCCATTGTAAGTACATATAATGTGTACCTGTTATATAAGTTGGTTTACCGTTGTTCATAAACCAAAAGCCTTCTTCTCTTCTTTTAAACTCTTCGTCTATATATTCGTAATGATCTTGTTTAAAATCGTCTGGATAATCTTGCCAATCAAATACAGTTTTAATTTTTTTAAAAGCTGGGTTAGCTGGAAACTGTTTCCATTTTTGCTCTGCTTTATTTTTGCTACAACTATATATATTGCTTGGCTGTTTAGGTAAAGCTATTTTTAAGCCTTGTATTTCTATAACATCACCAATCATTCCAGTTCTTGATATAACAACTATATCATTTTCTTTATTATACCCGTACTCCCACTTTTTGCCTTTGTTTAATCTTTTAATAGTGTTTTGCCTTATTGGCTCTACTATTTTATATAAGCTTTGCTCGTATTTCATTTTGACCTACCTTCTGCAAAACCTTTAAACTTAACTTCTTTCTTTTCTTCAACTTTACCTTCAAGCATGTTCTCTTCTTCGTTTATACGATTAAGTATTTCAAAGGCGTCGAATATAGCTAGTTTTTTTGTAGCAGCTGCATTTTTTAATCTATCAGCTGATATATCATCATCACTATCAACTATAGGTTCTTTAGCAACTTTAATAAGTTCTTCAACTGCTTTTTGCCCAGCTTGGATTATATTCTTCTTCGTTTCCTTGATATTCATATTTAATTGTAATAAATTTATTCATAACCCTATATAATCTTTCTCCGTTTATAATAAACTCATATTCACTGTTAGGTGTAAAGCCTACTAAATCATTTATGCTAAAATTACCATCAGAGTATTTAACCACACCAATTAATGGTCTTTCTACTTCAGTATTAAATTTACTTGTAGCTTTCAATGGTTTAATAAAACTAAACCCAGGCATTGCTTTGTTGTTATATAAATATATTTGATCTTGTGATATTATATATTTATCTTCTTTCCAGTACGATCTACTATTTTTTTCTCTACCTTTAACATCATGCCATCTTCTAAATACATTGTGATGTACTATTACTTCATCACCCACTTTAACAGGTGATTGAAATAATAGTGGAGTAGCGATAACTTTTGCTAATCTGTTTATGTATTGATGATTAAATATTTCAGTGTTAAGTACTAGTTCTTTCTCACCGACTCGTACACTGTTATTATACCTATTACCAATAGGGCTGATAATAAAATCTTTGTAAGCAGCATTCATTAATACTCTAAGTTATACTCAACTGATATAGCCATATTTTTATTAAAATCTTTCCATGGTATTACTACTTCTTCTTTTCTAATATAAATACAGTATTTATCTTCTTCTTCTATTATATCACAGATTTTATGACCACCATAAACTTCTTGATCTACAGCATAGTGCATTGAATCATTTTTGTAGTCTTTACCTACAGTTATTTTTCTAATGATATTATTTTTCATCTTCTTTTCTATTAATAGTTCCATCAGCTACATTAATATCAAAAGTACCATATTCTTTAGAAAATACATCTTGCATATCAATAATTTTCTTTTGCGACAATCCTAACTCGTGTAATAAGTTATGCTTTTGTCCTTCTAACTGTCCTATTTTAAACTGTAAGTTATTTACAACATTTATAACTTCTTGTAATTGTTTTAAATGTTCGTCTGATATTTTGTCAACCTCTGGTTTAAGGTCAACCATTTTTTCTTTTGCCATAATTTAATTTAATTTAATTTAATTTGTTAATTTTTATTCTTCACTGAAGTATGCAAATATAGCACCATCAGCTAAAGTAATAGCTGAAAATCTACCATATATCCACATGCCCGCTGGAAAATTATCACCAGAAGCTATAGCCTCCGCGTTAACGCCGTTACCTGCAGCTGTTGCAGTAACTGAAGTTCCTGGGTAAAATATGTTAGCGTCATTAGCAGGTGTTAATAAAGTAAAGCTAGTATTATCTGTTACAATATATATAGCTGTAACTACCTTGCCTGTTGGTGGAGTAAAAGCGCCCGTGTCGTCTAAATAAGCCCCACCATTCTGTCCTATATCTATTTGGTTTAAATTTTGTGCCATGTTTATTTATTTTTATTTTGTTCTTGATTCTTTTTAGACGATCCGCCGAAAAAGAAATC